CTACAAACAAAGCATTGGTGACATTTTTCGGTGCATTACTTGGAACTTCTTTGAGACGTTTCATTTTTTCTTGAAGGTCGCCAAGTTTTTCTGTCACCTCTGCAACTTGTTTGATCAAATTACCTGCGACTTCATACGCTCGTGGAGCATCACTTTCCCTAGCCAATTCAAGAATACCTTCAATCGCATCAGAACCACGTTCAACCAAGTTGTAAAAGTTTTGTCTTTGGTACGCATAATCATTTTCTATATCTGCATCATTATTAGATACTTGTATTGGATTTACTTTTTTTTCAACAATAGGGTTGATCTCAATATTTTCAACCACTCCTAAAGCTTTATCAATTTCACTGTTCATTCTGTTAACTTATCATCGCCTGTGGTATTATCTCTGACTTTTGAATCTTGGAAGAAAGATGTAGATTCATTAAATCCAAAATCATCATCAGCATCAGCAGTAGTTGGATCTGGAGTAACAGTGTATCTCTGTTCTCTTGCTGGAGCTTCTGACTTAACATTAGCATACTGATCCACGATAGCAGTCTTAATGACACCGGAATCAGTAATTGGACCATAAAGATAAAACTTAGTCGTAAAAGACAATGTATAGATTATGGCTCGTCTTGTTTCAAAATCACCTTCATAATCATCCTCATATGATATGCTATTCAGAATGATTGGTACATCTCTCTTGATACCCATATCTGCCATATCATTAATTGTGAGAGTATAGTCAGGTTGAAAGTAAGGGAGAATCTGTTCTACGATTTGTAATGCATCATCAGAATTCTTTGCCATTACATACAACTCAAAATCCAAGTTGTATGGAACTGGCATAAATTGTACATCAAGTCTACTAGTATTTCCTGATTTAGTCTTCTTAAACTTTTGTACCCGATTTAATTTTCTACTAGGATCGTAAGTTAGATTTTGAATCTCAAACCCAATACGTGGAAGTGTAATCGCTACCTGTTTTGTGAGATCAGGATCTTCTCTTAATCTAACAAGAAACTTTTGTCTCGGACCATAGGCCAAAGGAACTTTCATGGATTGCACAATGGTTCCATCATTGTCTTTACGAACCAACTGAATACCATTGAACAAGGTTCCGAATGCAACAACGACCTTTCTTATTGTTTCATGGTAAAACTGACTACCTAACATTCTTTACTCTCCTGCGTCACCAAATGGGTTGCTCTCAGTGAAATCTAACACATCATCATCTAAACTTTCAAACAACTCATTCTGTGCAGTATTATCAAGACTACCAGTGTTTGCTCCACCCGTTCCTATTATATATTCCTCTTGTAACAGATAATCATTAGTGCCTGTCTCAAGAAGTATGCTTTCACCAACAGAGCTACTATCGTCTTCACCTATGATATTGTCACTATCTGTTTCATCTAACAACAATCCTCTAGTTGTTGCAGTGTCATGAATTCTAATAGGTTCATTGACGGCACTCGATTGTTCCAAAGTAAATTGATAGAAAAGTGCATCTGTTGAAAGTGCATCTTCAATTGCATCAATCGCGTCAATACCTGTATCCAACATCTCAGAACTATAATCAAAGGTGCGGCACCGTAATCTATAAGCTGGATTGTTATCTAATTGATGAAAAGGTTCATCGTGGTCAACAAAATTCACAGAAAACAGTTTCTTCAAAATTGGATGAAAAATTAAATCCCCCTCAAGAGGCCTATCTGAATCTGTTGCATCAGTCTCATTAAGAATATAGAAGGTTTCTCCTTCAAATACAATTGCATCAGAGGACATATCAATAGTTCCAGACTCTAGAAGTATGGCACCACCTGTAGTGTCTGTACCACTCTCAATTGTAATCTGTTTTGTTAACTGTTGAAATCTGTGTTTTGCTACTACAAAGGTTACATCACTTAGGTTTTGTAAACCAAACCTATTCATCAACTCTCTTTCACCTTCATAACCACCCTCTGCATTCTCAACATACATTTCAATCTTAGCAGAAGAACTAAATTTCGAAAGCACATCCTCTCCCAAAAGAGTATCTTCTGCCACAAGAGTTCTGTCTAGATAATGAACATCATGGCCGAATATCTGAATGGCTTCTGCAAGCAAATCTCTATAAAGATTTTGCTCTGTTGCGATTGCATGAGAATTACTAGTATGAAATATGGAGTTAACAGGCATGGTTTATCCTATCATATAGTTGATGGGCAACTCAAATGCAAGTTGAATTTGTTCTTCTAATCTTTGCAATTCCTCTTGTGCTTGTGAGTAAATAGTGTCACCATTCATCGTGACACCTCCTAACATTGTAACGCCATTAAACTTTGATAGGTTTGCACCCCATTGTCTTTTGATTAGAGCAGTTGCATATCTCTTCAGATACATGTCATTATAAACATCTGTAAACGATGTTGGGTCAAGCTTTCTATAACACTCAATAATGATATATTCATCAACTTTAACATCATTGTTCCAGTCCATATCAAGGTAAAGTCTTTGTTGATGTTGACTAAAACGAATAGGAATCTCACCAACTAACACATGTTCTAGAAAGTCTAGATGTTGCAACGTCATTTGATATTCCATAATAGAGGTGGATGAAAAGTCATACAAATCATTTAACCTCAACTGATATCTAAGGTCAAACATATTGGATGTTGTGCTATCAGTGATAGGGAATATATTGACGACAGAAAGAACAGCTGACGGCACAGGAATGTAACCATTACCTTCTTTCCAAGTTGCAGTGACAGAACTATCCACCACATCAGTTGCAGTTGTAGATGTATCAGATGTTGCTCTGGTTATATCTGCTGAAGTGATTTGATGTTTGAGATACATTCTCTCAACACCATCATAGTGATATTCAGCGAAATATTGTAGTGCCTCGTCCAATCTGTCATCAATCTGATCATCAGACACGTTAATGTCGATCACACCGAAACCTAGTGACCTAAGACAGTATGATTTAAGTGTGGCCTTTGTTGATGGAACTGCCATATGTTCAACTCCGTTTATTACTTATTTATAAGTATTTAGTTGCGATACAATTTGGCCCGTACTGCCCATCTTCAAACCAATCTGATTGTTGTACAAATCCAACACTTTTATATGCCGGTAACGCACTTTCTCTGGGAACTGTCCACATCCAATCACCATCTTTGCGTTTTGCATACTCTAAACACCAAGTTAGTATAACTGAAGAATATTTCTGCCCTCTAAAATTTGGATGAACCCACAACCCTCTTGATCTCCAATAATTAAATATTCCCTTGGAATTACTATAGTAACAACTGTTTACGGCAACTAATTCGTTATTAGACCTAATACCAACAAATGTAGGCTCCGCATCCTTTGCCATCTGTTTATCTTTACCAAGTTCTTTTTGCATCCAGAACCATGTCCACTCATTTGATTTTGCAACTCCATTCTTCTTGTCGGGCCATAGTTCTCTTTCCCATACCTCTTTGATCTCCTCGAAACTTATCTCTTCGACAAAATCAAGCATGGTTTTTGTACCCCTCCCATTCATGCGGTTTGTTGAAACGGTGTGAAAAGTGAACAAATTTTATGTCAGGATGAAACTCATCACCCAAACATATATAATCGTTTCCAGTTATTTCTCTGTATTTTCTTGTCAACTGAACATTAAACTTCATCATACTCTTTCCGTAGATTATGTCTTCACCAGTTACCCAACGAGTAAACCATTGAGGTGGTAGTACCGTTAGTTTTAGTCGTTCATTAACTGAGTCCTCAACAAAATACTGCTCTCCATTTACAGGGCCATTTGTTGTGCCGTTCAGAATGTAATAACTCTGCCAGTGTTTCATATCTTTCATGAATTTCTCATAGATGTATTCGCAGTCGGTTGGGTAGTATTTGAAAAAACCACCGTTGATTTTATAACCTTCTTTATCGGTATCTCTCCACCAGCCTGGCATTGCAGCAAATTCACCCCGCTCGATAGGGAACTCAAATATTTTCTTGTAATCATTTATGAGCAGCATATCAATATCAATGACACAAACAGGTTCATCAATGCCTGTGTTCATTGCATACATCTTGTTCCATTGTAACTGAACGTCTGAATGGTAAGGCTCTCGTATCCAGACCATCTCGTAGTCTGAAAGTTTTTTCTCTAAGTATGTCTCGTATTCCGGCCCATACTTGTCGCCTATTCTAACTGCAAATATCTTCATGGTGCGTAAGGAAAAATCATTTTTGATTTTATCATGTCCATAGGTTGTACTCCAAAGTATTTATTTGGCTTCCAATCATCACCATCTTTTTCAAACCAAGGAATGAATGCAGCGACAATGTGAATTCTTGGTTTAGTTCCACCACCCGTATCTCTAACTCTATGTTTTATTCTTGTGTTCCACATATAAACTTTACCTACCTCTAAGTGTTTTGCTAGTGTCAAAGAATTACCGTAATCGTCTGTTCCATCAATTTCCAAAATATAAGATGGTTCCGTAACCAGTGG